AGAAACATTAAGAGAGTATTGTACAATAGAGTCTCCAGACGATCAAATGATTTCACTACAATTTAACGACGAAATTAAGATCCTTTTGGCCCAAATAAAAGAAAAATTGAAAAACGAATCAGAAAAGAAGACCATAGACACGATACTTTATATATTTAACCATATTGGTTCATTGGACCTTTTCAATAAAAGAGCTGTTTTGTTCTATATTAGGGAGATGACTGGGTTATCTCAAAAACAGCTTACAACCAATATGGCTTCAATTAAGAAAATATATAAAGAATTAAGAGGTGATCGTGAGTTCGGAATTTTCTGATAATACAAAAAATAAATGGACAGATAGAAGACAGACGCTTCTGTCTGAATTTGATTCATTATTGGAATCAATTAAAACATCCAACAGCAAAGAAAAGCTATTATGGAAACAGATTTATGATAATGCCATAACAGATAGACAAAATGCTTATGCTGCTTACATAAGTTTATTTCCAGGAATACAAAAAGACGTGGATGCTCATGGAATTCTTGGAGATAAAGTTTCAAAATATATTGAAAGAATGAGAGACGCCAACGAGCAGCTCCTTAAATTGGCCACAATGATTAGAAAGGCCATTGAGATGGAAACGGAAAGTGTTGAAACGGACATAGATTCTATAATCCATGATACAAATACAGAAAATAGTATATTTAAGAAGGGAGCAAAGCATTAATGGGATTAAGTGGATTTGAAGGACAAAGAAGAATATTAAATAATCAGGATGACATCGGTCCAGAAATTGAGAGTCAAAGAGGGCTTTTGCCTTCCCCGATTTTTCAAAAGGCTGTTGTTGTCGATGTCCTTATAAATCCAACCATTTTAACTCCAACTGAAATATCTGATTTAGAAAAGTCTGTATCTACACCAGAATTGGTGAAAAGAGCCCCATATAATTCGATTATTGCTCGGGTTATATCAAGACAGCAAGATTTTGTCAATTCAAGGCCAAGAATATTTTTTCCTGCTTCTTCTTTTCATGCGGAGCCTGTCAAGCCAGGCGAGCAGGTTTTCATATTTTTTATTGACCCAACAACAGATGACCAAATTGGATATTGGCTTGGAAAAATCCCTCAACCATTGGATGTTGATGATTTGAATTTTACGCATGCTGATAGGAAATTCAAATATCATGTCGAGAATTCTATAATTGATAGATTTAATGGACTGCCACCAGCGCCCCCAGATTTTGAGAATGGTGTTGATGGTTTGAGTGACGCAACAAGAACCCTGTCTGGTCTAAATGACTATAAAGACATTATTTCAAACGCCAAATCTAAAGATCAAATAATTAAAGAGCCTGTTGCGAGGTTCGCTCGACGTCCTGGGGATCATTGTTTGCTTGGTTCAAATGGAACAAGGCTGGTTTTGGGAATGGACCGGCCAACAACGAATCTTACGGCTCCGCAAAAAGAAACACCAGCTATTGATATTGTTGCCGGATATGGGTCGCAAGGAACGCCAACGGCTCCAAAAACAATACAAAATATTCTTGGTGATTTAGAGGTAGATAAGGTACCAGAAAAAAACAATGCTGTTGGAAATCCTCTGGAGGGAGAGCCAGACTTTATTAATGATAAAAGCAGAATATATGTTGCCGGAAAAACAAATGCTGATTTGAATTTTCAAGTTTCTGTGCCTGGCATTGGCCCAAGCCCAATTGGTCCGGCGATTGTTGAAAAATCAGATCAGATAAGAATTTTGGGTCGTCAGGATGTGAAAATTATTGTTGGAAATTCTGGCATTGTTATTGATCAAAATGGAAATGTGAGCATTGTAAATTCTGGTCAAGTAAATATAGGAAGTGCCGCGCCTGCTCTGGGCGTGGCTCGTCTTAACGACGAAATAACAATAAATGCTATAACAGATCGAGAATTAATAACATTTTTGTCTCAAGTTTATGTTTTTATGGAAGCGGTTGGTGGTGCTCTGAAAACACTTGGGCAGCCTGGGCTTTCTCCTTCTGACCTTGGAATTGCTGGTCCGCCAATATCAATCAAAGGAATAATCAGCAAAGCTTCTCAAAAAGTTAAATCTGAATAATTATATTCATGTCAAATATCAAACAATATAGCTTTAAGAGTGTTGGCGTAAAAACTACATCTCCCAAACAGCCAAATCCATTTTCAAATAGACCAATTGGAATTAAGACCCCTATGCGTTTGGGTCAGGGTTCTGATGTAATATTTGTGATGAATTTTAATATTGTTGATCAAATAAGAGATAATTTAAGAAATCTAATCTTGACGAATCACGGCGAAAGAATGGGATTGTATGATTTTGGGGCGAATTTACAAGAATTGACGCTTGAATTGGCATCAGAAATTTTTGATCAAGAAGTGTTAATTAGGGTAAATACGGCAGTCAGCAAATATATGCCATATATCACATTAGAAACAGCTGAAATAGGAATAGATAATTTAACAAACCAAGACATTGCTAAAGTTATATTGCGTATTATTTACAATGTAGAATCTTTGGGTATAACAAATCAAGCATTAGAGGTTAAGTTTTTCATTGGGGGATAAATGGCTATAGATAGCAAAAGACAAGTAAGCCCAGTTAGGCAGAGAAGATATCTAAATAAAGACTTTGATAGTTTAAGAGGGGATTTACTTAATTACGCCCGAACATTCTATTCAGATCGCATTCAGGATTTTTCTGAAGCATCTTTGGGCGGCCTTTTGCTGGATTTGCCGGCGTATATTGGCGACGTATTGTCATTTTACCTTGATCATCAATTTGGTGAATTGTTTCCAGATTCTGCTGTTGAAACACAAAATATAGAAAATCTTGTTAGGGCGGCTGGTTTGGTTATTACAGGTAACTCCCCATCAGTTGTAGATTTGACATTTGTTATAGAGATTGATGCTGAAAAAGTTGGAACAAGGTTTAGACCAGTTTCTGCTGCGATTCCAGTCATACAGCAGGGAACAATATGTGCTGCCAACAATGGTGTTAGATTTGAATTGTTGGAAGACTTGGATTTTTCTGAAGTTGATGAGGATGACAATTTTGTTGCTGAAATAAAAATATCTAGAACAAATAGCGACGGATCTCCAAGTTCGTTATTTATGGCGTTGACAGGCAAGGCCATTTCTGGATTTACACGAACAGAAACTTATACTTTGGATGATACATTTGTTCCATTTAGACAGATTGTATTAAGTTCGGACAATGTAACACAAATCTTGAACATTGTTGATTCAGAAGGAAATGAATATTATCAGGTTGGTTCGCTGACGCAAGACGTTGTTTATAGAAAAATTCCAAATGTTAGATCGGATTCAAATTTGGTTGAGAATATTATTGAAATAATTTCTGCTCCATACAGATACACTGCTGAAACATCACTTTCTACACGATTGACAACTTTGACATTTGGAGGAGGACAAGCAGACAGTTTAGATAACGATATCATTCCAGATCCTTCAGAGTTTGCGATCCCTCTATATGGAAAACAAACATTTTCTAGATTCTCCATTGATCCAAATAGACTTTTGGATACTAGAACATTAGGAGTTGCGCCACAGGGCACAACTTTGGAAATTACTTATAGATATGGTGGCGGTCTCAATCATAATGTTGGTGCTTCGACAATATCAACAATCAGCACTCTTGTTATGGCATTTCCGAATGGTCCGACGGCAGCACAGGCGGCAAGAGTCAGAGCAAGTGCCGGCGTTACAAATAGACAGGCAGCTCTTGGTGGAGAAAATGCGCCAACCATTAGCGATCTAAAGACAAGAATCCCGTCTGCTAGAAATTCCCAACAAAGAATTGTTACCAAAGAAGATTTGTTGTCGAGAGTCTATACAATGCCTTCAAGTTTTGGACGCGTTTTCAGGGCCGGCGTTCGTTCAAATCCAACCAATCCGTTGGCTACGCAATTATTCATTTTGAGCAGGGATTCAGAGGGATTGCTAACAGCATCGCCAGATTCGCTAAAAGATAATCTTGTACAATTTCTAAACGAATATAGAATGATTTCTGATGCGATTGATATTTTGGATGCGCCTTACGCAAATGTTGGAATTGAGTTTGAAGTTGTTGTGGACCCGCTGTCAAATAAAAATATCGTTGTTCAGAATGTCATAGCCAGACTATCAACATTTTTTAGAACAGAGAATTTCCAAATTGATCAACCAATTCGTATAGCGGATGTTCAAAATATTATCTATAATAATCCTGGTGTTGTGGCTGT